ACTTTTGCCAAGTTCCACTTCCGTATAACACCCAATCCCCAACCGCAAAGGTTACAGGACCAGCACCAAAGTTTACAGTTCCAGCTACGTTACAAATATACATATCCCCAGCATCGCCTGTTCCATTCACTAAAGTAGGAGTATTAGTTGCAGCGTTCCAAGTACCTAAATAAGTTACTACACTTGAAGGTAATTGGCTAACTGGAACTTTACCACCACTATCTAAAGTAGCTACACCATTAGCAGCACCCAATGGAACTGAACTAACAATTCCACTTGTACCTGTTAATACACCATTTAAATCCCTAACTTTTGCTCCGCTTGATATTACTATTTGATTGCTCATATTTATTATTTTATTGCAGTAAAGCCCTTACAAATTCTCCACTTCCTAATGCTCTGCTAAATGTTAATACACCCGTACTTGATACGAACTTAACTTGTTCCTCAATTGGAACACCGCTTGTAATTATGCCTTGAACATCAATACCACCTCTTGAAACGTATAAACAAGTGTAACCAATTGTATCTGACCAAGTAATTGTAGTTTCTCCACCTGCTGCCGTGTAACCTTTTGTTTTAACAGGATTGCCACCTAAAATTACTACTCCGCTTGGGTCAACCTCCGTTCCTGTTGTATTGTATGCACCTGTACCTTGTAGGCTAATATTGTAAGTAGCCACATCCTTTTGTGGTGCGTTTATTGCTAAACTTGATATATTACAAGTTCCGTTTATGATAGTTAAACCATCAACCCCATTATCCACTACAAACTTAATCTCTATTGGTTCTCTTGCTAACTGCTTTTCTAACATAAACAAATATGAAAAACCAGTCAAAGTAATCAACCCATCACAAGTTACATTCCAAGTAGCAACATCATTTTTATATTCTCTAAACCAAGCACTTGATTGACTTGTTACCTCTTTTTGGTCTACGTTTACATTAAACGTACAAGTTGTACTACACGCAAAAGCGACATCAACCTCTGGATCAACATCTGTTCTATGCCAATAAAGCATTACGTTATTTCCTATTACTGCTCCCATATTACAAATTTAGTCAATTATCCGAATGTTTCTAATATTTCACCTGCTCCGCTAATTCTATATGCTTGTGAGTAAGTATCTGTAACCAAAACCTTCCACCAAATATTCGCACCATTAAATCCAACTGTCAAGAACTCACTTGCATAGAAGAAATCACCAACCGAAGGAACACCAATATCTGCTAAGTAAACAACGTTACTTGTTAAAGGCGCAGCGAGAGCAGCCTCCTTAGTCAAATAACCATTTGATCTAAAATGTGAATATCCTGTAACCTCCGATGGCAAGTTATTACTATCGTAAATAGTAGTCATTGTTGTTTCTATATTCTCTGGATTTATGTCTAATAAAGTAGCCATTATTACATCATTTGGTAAATCCATTGTTGAATTACCTATTATGTAACTTTTATTTTGAACAGTTATTTGTGCTGGGTCAGTATCGGAAGCAGTAATTCTCATTGCACCGCTAAATCTTCCGTCGGTTGTTTCCATACCCATAAATGAAGCATCCAAGTTAATAATGTTCTTATTTAAGCAGTTTGAATATTGCTTAACCACTAACTCACTTAAACTTCTATAAATATCGGTAGGATATTCTTGCCTATACCAATTCTTTAAGTTTAAACCTGTTGAATCGCTTAAAAATCCTCTATATGAAAAGAAACCATCATTAATATCATTAAAGCCTAAAGGAAGGTCAATTTCTAAAACATACTCATTTGAATCATTGATAAAACTTTCTGTTGTTACTTGCTTAAAGTATGTTTCAACTACTAACTGAAAATTACTTGCTTCAATAGAGCCAACAGTTGATTTCCAATAAGGAGCAGAATTATCACATAGGATTAACTCAATACTTAAATCACCACCTATTGGTAACAAAGGCATAACCAAATCTAAATTTACTGAAGGTGTTGTAGAATCAAATGGAAAAAAATAATAATGGTCATTGAAACTTGTGTTTACCCATTGTTTATTGTTATCTAAAAATACTGAACCAGAAACACCACCATCAACTAATATTTTAAGAATAAATAAAGCATCTGGTCCACTTGCAGGAACTCCTAATCCAACCACATCCATAGATAACTTTAATACATCGCTTGTATTTACTTTAGGTAAATTTATAGGTCTAACTAATGCAGTATAAGGATTTGAAAGGGAATACTCCATAATAAAAGAATTGTATCTTCTATTTGGATATGGCTTTACATAAATTATTCCATCAACAAATCTTTCTTCTTCCCAAGAAAACGCATTGCCTTCCGTTGGACTTACAACTGTATAATTCTTTAAATCCCAGTTTGTAATATAGTTATTTGGATATTCAACTATTTTGTCAAATCTAATCTTATTAAATCCTTTTCTAATTAGTTTAAATTGGCTATTATCTACAAAGTATAAACCGCTTGTGTTTGATGTAAATCCTTCAATATTTCCTGTTGATTCATAAATTGCATCATCAAATACTGTTCCATCACTATTGTAAATAGTAACATAATAAGAATCTTGTGCAAATTGAGTTAAAGGAACTATGTAAAAGTTTCCTTTTGCTTGAAATAATCTTGAACCAACTGATCTTACAATCTTTGTTAATACTTCAAGACAATTTGTTGCAACTTGATTATCATTAATAAAAGTTGCATAATTTATATATGATTGACCTAATGTATCCGCAGCTGGGTCATCCGTTCTATTATCCATTCCATCCGAATAAAAACTAACTCCGCTTACAATATCATATTCTAATGGATATTCTAACTTTAACAAAGCAGTCTTTATGTAAAATAAAGCCGTAAAAATATCAACTAAAGTTGTATCATTAGCAATAAAAAAAGGTATTCTTTCTAATATACCTAATCCATCAATAGCATTAAAAGCTAATTGTTTTCTACCTGTTGAAAATACATACTGAACGTTTTCACTTAAAACCCATCCTTGCCAATCTAAATTTGCACCACTTAAAACTCTAACAAAATACTTTCTGTCATTCAATGTAGTAAAGTCAGGCATATCTTCTGCATTGTCAGTAACATCTATTGCCACGTTTAATTGACTAACATAAATAGGCTCAAATGTATCATCACTTCTTGGTATGTATTGTATTTGTAAACTTATGCAAGGATATTCTATAATCTCGCCATCGTAACCATCCTCATAAATATTAACTATACTTGTTACATCCGATTTAGTTGCTGCCGTTATTCTATATTTAATTTCGTATGCCATTAACCCCTAATTATATTTAATGAAGAATTAGACCTTTGCATTGCTAAAACTAAATCTTGACCTCTTAATACAAATTGACCATTATTTCCCATACTATTACCATTCATTGCACCAGCATTAAATGAACCTTGCATTATATTTCCAAGTTTGCTTAAAGGCAATACTGCTTCACTTTCGCTTCCCTCACCAATCATTGCTAATGTTGGACCAGTTGCAACTCCACCAGCAGCCATCTTTGGTATGCCTAATATTTTAGTAAAAGCACCCATAAATGATACTCCACCCCCAGCTGCGCCACCACTTATTAAAGATAAAATCCCAGCAAATATTGCAGCTTGAACAACCATTTCTGCCATTTGTCTTAATAATCTACTAAACATTTGTCCTAATGCATCTCCAGCACTTACACCTTGCTGCATAGCATCATACATACCAAACAAAGCACCAGTTACAGTATTTGCTATTGTACTTGCAAATTGTTCATATGATTTGTTTAATTCTTCTAAATATTGTTGTTGTTTTTTAAAACTACCTTCAACATTCTTTTCAGTCATTTTAAGCCAACCAGTTTGCCATTTAGCAAAATCATTATGTAGCTTTTCTTGATCTTTAAAATATGTATCTTCTGGTGCTATTTCTTTTGGTGCAAGTAAGGTATTTGTTCTATTAGTCGCTTTAATTAAATCACTTGCTTGATTTAATGTTAATGTTTTATCTTTTTTAGGCTTTGCAGTAGTTGTACTTACATCAGCAGTTCCAAAAGTATTAGTTAAAGATAATTGAAGCAAATTAGCTTCTTCATCATATTTTTTACGAAGATTCTTTAATAAATCAATTTGTCCTTGTAAACCTTCTTGAATTGCTAATTTACTTTCTGCTGCTTGAATACCAATTGATGCAGCATTACCAAACATAGCAGTAAATGCAGTTCCAAGAGTAGGTGTTAAAGGAGTTCCTTTTGATATTTCTAACTCAAGCATTTTTTTAGCTGCTTGTGCAGATGCTTCAGTTGCAATTGCCTTTTTAAATGTCATTTGGATATAAGTATCCGCATAATCAGTTAAAAACTTTTCAGCAGTAGCTAAATCATTTGTTTTTGCAATTGTATCTCCTAAAGTTGAATTAAACTCTTTTAAGAACTTATCTTTAGTTATTGAACCTTGTTGAAATAACTCAAAACTACTTTTTAGCTTATCAATATCTGTGGTAGCTTTAACAAATGCACTTGAACTTTCTTTTATTAAATTGCTTTCAATTGTAAATGCTTCACCTAGTCCTTGCATCTTTTCGGTAATAAAATTACCTATATCATCTCCAAATGCAACAATAAGTGATGAAACAACACCTAATGCAATACCAATACCTGCTGGACCTGTAAGACCTGCAACCATTGATTTTAAAGCACCACCAGCACCACCAGCATCTTTACTTAATCTTTGAAACGATTCTAATAAAGGGTTTAAGTTATTCGCAATACCTATAAATCCATAAGGAGCATCCTGTGCAACCCTTGATAAGTTTGTTAAGGCATTTGTAGCATCGGAAGCAGGTCTGCCAACTTTATTCATTTGTTGACCTAAAGTGCTAATTGTTGTATTAAGAGTCTTAATTGAATTATTCAAATAATTAATCTCACCAACATTAGTAGCTTTCTTTAAAGCAGCCTCAAATTGTTTTAATAGATTTTCAGCTTTTTGTAGTTGCGCTTGTAAGTCAGTTACGTTTGCACCTATATTAATATTTAAATCTATATTTTCTGCCATCTTTATTAGTTTGCTCCGTACAATTTAAGTGTCCTTGCCAATTGTTCTTGTGTTATCATCACTCTTTCTTCTTCAAAATCAGCTTGATCTAACTCTGGTATGCTCCAAAAAGCCTTCATTGATTTTGGTGTTTTCTCGGTAGTAGAACTTAAATATACAATATAGGCAAGGTTTCTTGTCCTTGCCCATTCGTTTAACTCGTTTCTTTCCTTACCTAAAACGATAATGGAAAAGTCCTTCCAAGTCATATCCCAAAATTCATTTGGTCTTATTCCGCACTCCGCAGCTTTAACTAAGACATCATCCCAGCTTAGCTTTGTTAGGCTTTTTTTTTTCTTCTTCCTTCTTTGCACCTGTAATGGTGTGGACTGTACTTTCAACGATATATTTTAAATAGTCAATTATTTGACCTTCTTCGCTAAAAATAGAACCCACTTCATCAATCCATTCACAAGCATCATCAATGGTATATATTATTTCATCTTTCTTGCTTACACAAGCAGATTTATAACCAATGTAAACAAGCTGAACAATAATGTCTAAACTTGTTTGAGCCGTTGCAAGAACTTTGAAGTATTCATCAATACCGATATTGTTTTGTTTAGTAAACTCACGCATTGACCAAGTACCCCACTTTAGGTGGATTGTGTTGTTGTTAGTTTTTAATTGGAACATAGTTTTTTTTATTTATTATGATTGCTCTGTTTGAGTGATTGGTGGAACACTTACTACGAAAGTTGCAGTAAACTTAACATCATCCTTATCAGCAGCATTAACATTAAAGTTGCTAATAAATACTAATTGACCAGCACCACCATAATAAACATCACCTGCTGCTGGAGTAGCTTTACCCATTTTAATTGCAAACAAAGTTTGAGCAGCGTGAGCCGTATACAATTGTTGGTAGCTATCTTTAGAAGGAGTACCTGTTTCATCAATCGCAAAACCTTCACATTCAAAAGATTGGTTAAAAGATTGATTTGGAGTGTATTGGTCGCCACACTTAGAAGTTGCATCAATTGTTCCTAAAGTTGATGTCAAAGCATTAGAAGTCAAACAAGCAACAGGCTTGAATGTTCCATCATTGTTAATGTCAGCTAAGAGGATATAATCTCTACCGCTTACTTTTGTTTCTGCCATTTTATTTAATTTTAATTTTGAGTTATGATTATGTTATATGTTATTAATACTCTAAAAACGTTATCTAAAGGGTTTAAGCCATCTAAGTTTCTTACACTTTCAACACTTAAACTTGATGCCGTAAATCCGTTTGCCAATGTAATATTGGTGTCCGAATTGATTGCAGTCAAGACTAAATCGCTTATAGTTTCAGCACGTTTATATCCAAAGTTAGCATTTTTTGTAATAATATCAACTATGATAGTAATTGTATTTGTATAACCTTCTTTGCCTTGATCTTGTGTTGATGTTCTGCCAGTTAAAACAATATACTCGTTACCTGCACCCTCTGGAGCAAAACCATCATAAACAACCAACGAAGTTGCACTTGTCAAATTGGTATAAAACCACTTTTTTATCTCTATATTAGGATTTAACATTCTTTAGCAATTTAGTTATTCTTTCAATTAATTTAGGTTTCTCATTTTCAAAAGCAGGTATTAAAAAAGGTTGTGGTCTAATATTTACTTTAGCAGCCTTTTTACCCTTAAATAAAATAGCTAATTCTTCATACCCAGCTGGTACAGTTACTTCTGTTCCTGTTCCAAATTCAATGTATGGAGCATATTTTGCTTTTGCGCCAACAGTAAAAACAATCTCTTTCTTTTTGCTATCTTCTTTTAAATAAATGCTATTCCTTAAAAAGCCTAAGTCAACAGGTGCAGACCTTTTAGCCGAAGATTGAATAGTCAAAGCAGATGCATTCATTTCATCTCTTACTTCAGCTTGTATCTTAACATCTAATTTATCTAAGTCTTTAAATACATCAGCTAAATTTACCATATCTAAAGTAACTCTATCCATTACTTGTAAATTATTAACTCCAAGAACCTATTTTGGTTCTCTACGTTCTTAATGGAATGTATTGTAAATCTATCGCCTTCAACCTCTACCTCATCCGAATCTGTTATAGTAGCACCAAAACGAATATAAAGGCGGTTTCTTTGGTCAAATTGCAATTCC